AATATCTGCGGTAACAGTTACCTTTGCTGGATCGGGCTATACAACCGCGCCAACAGTTACCATTGCTGCTCCTCCCTCTGGTGGTGGGCATTTTACAGCAACAGCTACAGCCAGCATTTCTAGTCTTGTCCCGCCTGCACTTCGATTGGTTAGGCAGTTTACTAATAGAATCTTTGCAGTAGGAACTGGAGCGGACAGAAACACTCTTTACGCATCTGACATCCTTGATGCCGAAGTGTGGAAGGCAACCAACAGCATCATTGTTGGCGGTGATGATGGCGAGGACATTGTGGCCATCCAACCTTTCTACGATTACGAAATACTTGTCTTCAAGCCAAATAAGATTTACTTGATAACGGCTGATCCTACAGCAACAACTGCGGCTGGCTGGACGGTGCGACTACTTAACGATAGGATTGGATGCGTATCTGGTAGGTCTGTCAACTTTGTCAACAAAGACGTATTCTTTCTGGCTAATGACGGAATTAGGTCTGTGGCCAGGTCTATTGCTGATGACTTTTATATTGTAGGAACGCCAATCAGCGAGCCTGTCAAGAACATCATTGCCAGAATTAACAAGAACTATGTCACGCTTTGTAATGCTGCGTTCTATGACAATAGGTACTTTCTGGCAATCCCATTAGATACCGCAATCACACCTAGCCATATTCTGGTTTATAATGCGTTGTTCAATGCCTTTGAAGGCTTATGGAGCATTGCTGCGGCTAGGATGGTGATTACAAACTTCTCAACTGGATTTGCGGTAAACTCACAAAAGCTTGCATTTGGAAGTCCCACAAGCAGGGTTGGTCATTACCTTGGCTACAAGGATGCGGACTCAGCCGACCCAACATCAGACTATGTGGATTACACTTCCACAGGAACCTACACCAGTTCAGTTGCATCCAAGGCTTACGAGTTTGATGATCGCATAGCGCAGAAGTTTGGATCGCACTATGAGATTGAGTTCTTTAACTCTGGATCTACCAACGCAAGCATCAGCATGAGGCGCGATACGGACGGAACAACAGTAGGAATAGCCTCAAATGTTGACACACGCTCTGCTGGTGGAATTACCCTTCCATTTACCCTGCCAGCTACGCTATCAGCACAAACCGTAAAGCGCATTGCTAACAGCCTGCGCTCCTACCAGAAATGGCGCAATATGCGCATGATCGTTTCCGCGCCATCTAAGAAGCTTTCTATCCGAGGAATATTGCTTGCAGCTAACCCTGACACCATCGAAGTGCAAAAGAATATATGACGGCTGTTGAGTATATTGAGCAAAGCAATGTTCCAGAGGCAATGTGGCCTAACCTAGCTGAGTGGTTTGGCTGGTTTGAGAAGCAGGGGATGGTTGGGGTGGTTAAGGATGGGGAGGAGATAGCAGGCGTGGCTCTGGCTAGGTGCATCAAGGACGGCCAAAAGGCTGACCATTATGTGCATAGCGAAGATGGTGAGAATGTCTTTGTGGACTTGACGATCTCCTCAAAGGGTGGTAAATCTCTACGTTGCTTGCTGTTGCTCCTTTGGGAGCGTTTTGGTCCTCGCAAGCGGATCACCTTTAATCGTTCTGGAAAACCAAGGAGTTATGACTATATGACATTTATGCGAAAGGCTAGGGTTTAACACCGTGGGTGGATCACCTTCCATTCCCTCACCGCCCCCTCCGCCCGATCCTTCAGCGGTGGCACAGGCCAATGCAGAGGCGTATAAAAAGAATATTGAAACATATCTTGAGAAGTCTCCAGAATTGGCAGCGATGGAAAACAAGCTTCGCGTTCAGTATATGCCTCAACAGCGTGCCTTGGAACGCCAGCTTTCAGCCCTAGATCAGCAGTCTGGCGTGCAGGCTGGGATGCAGCTAGAACGGCAGTACGGCCCACAGCGCACCTTGGAATCGCTGCGCAGGCAGTACGAGACTAGCCCACAAGCGTATGCCTTAAATCGAGGATTAGGCGATCAGATGACTAGGCAGTTCGAGCGTCTTTATGGCACATCACCCTACGGCTCAGTTGAGCAGAACGTAGCGTTCAACCGCCAACCAGGACCAGTTGACTTTTACGGCACGATTGGCACGAACATTGGCAATCCAGATTTAACTGTGGGAACTAAATAATATGGCTTTGCCCATGCAATTGCTTTTAGGAGGAAATGTAGGTCCGTCTAATTCCTTGGTAAAATATAAGGTTACGCCAGACGGAGAAATACAAACCATAAATCCTCCAGAACGTAATGGAGGATCAAACGACAGAAGGTTAGGCTACCAAGCCTCTCCGCCCTCAGTCGATGACTACCTAAAAAGAGTTACGGATTATCCTTACGGCAGCTTAGAAGAAGCTCAATTTGCATCTGCCGAGGTAAAGCAAGACAAGAAATTGGGCGCGCTAAGGCTTGAATTTGACAAAAAATTAAATGAAGCAACAAGCAGAGAGAACACTTACAACTCTTTATCCGATCAAATCCGCGCTCTTACTGGCGAACAATCTGGGGGTGGAACTGCTGGTCCCGCTGGCCCAGCTTTTAACCAAGCCCTATCACAACTTTCCGCTGGGCGCAACTATGGATCGTCTGACCTTGGATCAAGACTTAACTTCCAAGTCTCGGACGATCAAATTGTTCAAGATTACAACAACTCAAAGCTATCCCGCCTAAACAGCGTGATTGAGCGAGGCAACGCTCAGATTGCTGGGATTCAAGAACGTCTAAATACGGCCAATCAGCTATTAGCTGGTTTGCCCGCTGGTGACGCTCGTAGGACGGGTTCAGAAGTATTCATTAAGCAACTTAACGATGACTTAAAGAGCGTAACTAGCGCAGTAACTAGCGCGCAGGATATGCAAAAGAATTTCACGCCTATCACGATGGATAGCCCCGAAGGGCTAAAGGAGATCACAGCCTTCCGATCCTTTGTCCAGCTACCCGAAGAGCGTGCTTCACAACAGCTTTTCCAGATTGATCCAGAGTCATATCAAACATCAGTTGAGCTTGGCAAGAGATATAGGGAGATGGCTACTGCTCCTGTCGGAGAAACCAAGTCAGCCCAAGCCGAACAACTCCGTAGCAACCTAGAACAAGAGGCGATCAATCAGCTTGCCCTTGGCTCGCAATTGGGCGCAGAAGAGCAGAGGCAATATCAGCAGGCTGCTAGGGCGGCACAGACGGCGCGAGGCAATATCTTTGGCATTGCTCCTGCGGTAGAGGAGGCCGTCACAACTGGCCTTGCTGGCGAACAGCGTAAGCTGGCACGATATGGTGCAGCCACTCAGTTCCTTGCTTCTGGACAAAACACATCTGATGCATTGAAGTCCGACATAGCCTTCCGCGATGCGTTGCTTCAGAACCGCCTTGGCGCAGCTTCTGGTTTTGTTGCTGGCGGACCTTCGATTTACAACCTCGCTGGCGCACGCACAGCACAGCAGCAGGGCGCAATGCAGAGCTACATCCAAGCCAATCAAGCCTTGCCTGGTGGGTTTAATCAACAGCCGTCAACGGCTGCTAACTTCTATCAGACAACCAATCCAGAGATTCCTGTTGCATTGCAAAATGCGTTTACAAGCTTGTATGGATCGCAGGCTAATTATCTTGGAAGCACCTACGGCGCGCAGGTTGGTGCGATTTCTAGGCAGCCGAGTGGAGCCGAACAGTTCGGTCAAGTTGCTACTGGCCTTGGAAACTTGATTAAGATATAAGGAGATTTATGGCAGTAATTGATGTACCAGAATTATTCAATATGTTTCGCCAAGGCGATCTTGACAAGCAAGCTGCTGCCGAAGCGCAGAGAAAGCGCGAAATTGAAGATCGTGAAATGGCACTAAAGGAACGGCCAGATGTTGATTTTACATTCGAGAAGGGCGGATTAAAGGTTAAGGGCAAGCTAAAGGATCTTCCAGCATTAAGCCAAGATCCAGCATTTGCCCCGTATCTCGCTGGGATTGGAAGCACAATTACGAATGAACAATCTTTGGAAAACGAAGACATCAATGCCCAGAGAGAAGCAATCAATACAAGATTGACAAAACTCTCGCAAGAAAAATTGAAGCAAGAGCTTGAGATTGCAAAAGGAGATACACGCACTGGAGCAATGGAGCTTGGTCTTGGTCTTGTAGGGCTAAAGAAAAGATCAGATGTAATGAAGGAAGTTGAGGCAGAGCGTGGGGTTCTTCAAGGGAAAATGGCCGAGCTTGGCTTTAACAGACAAGCAGGCCAGATGGAGACGAATGTTCCAGATTATCAATCTCCAACCATGCCCCTCCAAGCACCCGCACAAGTTGCTCCAGAGACACCAGTGCAGGCTCCAGCGCAAGCACCAGCGCAGCCAGAAGCACCCAAGAATTTTAATAGTCTTCAAGAAGCAAAAGCAGCAGGCGTAAAGCCTGGGCAGCTTATCTATATCAACGGAAAGCCAGGACGACTGCAAGCGAGGCAGTAAGCAATGGCTATAGAGCCAGAGCTTGAGTTCGTTCCAGAGCAGGAACAAGATTTAGAGTTTGCCCCACTTTCTCAAGAAGATGCTGGCAATTTAACCAAGGCTGATTATTTGGCATCTGGTGGCGCGCCAGAGGATGTTATCTCTCCAGAGCGTGAAGCTGTATTACGGCAAGAAACGCAGCGTCAACTACAAGCTGGCGCAACGCCACAGCAAGCATCTATTGAGGCTGGCAAGGCTGTGGATGCGATGGGTACGATCCGCAGGCCAGACGGCACGATAGCCGAAGGATACAAACCAACAGCGCAGGCGTTAGCCGAAGGAATTATTGAAACGCCAGCAATCCCAGCGGTCAAAGAAGCACAGAGGCTGGGAATTGAAACAGTATCGTCTGGGACAGATAAAGCTACTGGCGTTGGATTTGCTATTGGCAGGAATAAGGACGGAAAAGTGGTGCGCTTTGAGGCCGACAAGGATGGCAATGTCGATTCCTTTGAGCTTGAGCTAGAAGAACCCAGCAGGCTAGGCGCGATTGCACGCACTGTTGCAAGCCAAATATTACCCGCAACCACTGGTGCTGTGGCTGCTGAAACTGCTGCTGCTCTTACGCCTGGAGGCATACTCCCAAAGCTGGCTACTGGCGCAATTGCTGGTATCGGTGGATTTATCGCAGGCCAGAAGGGTCAAGAGGCTGCTGGCAAGGCGTTGCTAGGTCCAGAGCGCATGGCTCGCATCAGCGAAGTATTACAGCGCGATGTTGAGAAGTATCCAATAACCACAACTGCTGCATCCATTCTAACGCCTACTGGCGGAGGGTTGGTTGGATTGGCGAGAGGAGTTGCTGAAGGATTTGCTGGTAAGGCCGCACCAGCAGCAAGGGCTGTTGCTCCTTCTATTGAAAGCATTACTGAATCTGCGAAATACATACAAGGATTAAGACAAACGCCAAAGGCAGTTGAGGCAGTTGCGCCGAAGGCGGAACAAGCAGTAGCAAAGGCAGGCGTTCCCCCAGTTGAATTGCCAATTGAATTGCCAGCACTCCCTAAGGGCGTTGGATATAGGCAGGCAGGCGTAAAGATGGTGAAAGATCCATTCCTTGACAGAGGAGTGCGTGAACAGCTTGCAAAGAGTGAGGACATAAAGTACGCAAAGTTTGGTCAGAAGGCACTGCAAGAGTCATTGGCATCAGAATCTGATGATGTCGTGAAAGGAGTTTATGACTCTGGAACGGCAACGCAAAAAATTGTTGCAAATGCGGAACTAATTAAACGAGCATCAAAACAGGGAGATGTTAAGTCTTTGCTTGAATTTGCAAAGACTAGGGCGAAATCAATTACAGAGTCAGCCCAAAATATGGCCGCAATGAGAACCTTGCCATCAGCAACTCAAGATGGCTACCTAGCAACACTTAGCGTTTTTCTGGACAAGAACGGCAGAAGCCTTACGCCAAAACTTCTTCAAGACTCTAAAAAACTTTTTGCACTTCAAGCTAGAACTAGGTCAACCTATGAAGCTCTTGCAAAAACAGCAAGAAATACGCTGGATGATGTTGACATACAAAAAGCAATTCAAGCAGAGAAGAAATTCATAGAGAGTGCATTCAGATTCCAGAACTTTGAGTCAAGACTTGTTCCTAAGAAGTTTTTTGCCGAGACATTGCCAACCGTAATACAAGGAAATCTTCTTGCGCCTCTTTCTTTAGTCACGAATCTTTGGAGTAATGCGGTAAGTTCATTGCCTAGAGCGATGGGAAGACAAGGTGCGTTTATAAGCCAAGAGGTAGCAAGAGCGTTTAAGAAATCGGTTGGAAAGCCAGTTGCGGAAAGAACTGTGTCCTCACCAATATCTTTGGCTGGAGCAAGAAGAGTTGGAGAAACGGTTAAGGCATTTGTTCGAGGTGGCGGAGAGGGATTGGCTGGACTAAAAAGAGGCATCAGTGCTGAAGGATTATTGTCTGGAGAGAAAATAAGGGGATTTCAGCCAGCCCAAGCATTTAGGCAATTCTGGACGGGATCTGGATTGGCTCAACCAGTTCTAAACGGATGGAAAGGATTGGGGCAGGCTGGGCTTGATAGGGCTAGACTAGCCGCCGAAACAGTGCTTGGTGTTCCCCCAGAAACAATGTTGCGCCTACTTCAGCTTGGCGATACTCCATTTAGAAGAATGGCTCAATCGAGGCTTTTGGCTGAATCTGCACAACTTCAAAGAGTATCCAAGATTTCGTCTCTTAATAATGAGCTTTCAAAATTGTTGTCAAAACCCAAAACAACCGCAGTTGACTCAGCAAAAATACAAGACATTAGAAATCAAATTGAGTCGATTGGCAAAAGAGAGATTGGAAAAGAAATTTCAGTAGCAACAAGACTTCCATCAGCGGAAGCTTTAGGAAAAATAGAACAAGAGGCAGCAGAAGCCGTGTTCCAGCAGGACACGCCACTATCAAGAGCAGCCTTGAGCGTATCAAATATGTTTGGCCTTGGTAATAGGGTTGGATTGGCGAGGACTCTTGGAAAGACAATTATCCCATACGCAAAGACACCAGCAAATGTGATCGATGAAATGCTTGATTATTCGCTTCCTGGTTATGCACTCGTTACAAAGGGAATACCAGCAATGCAATCC